GGGCAACCGGAACACACGCAAAGGGTAGCATCAATGATGTAGCCACCTTGTTTGCTGGTACGGCAGCGTCAACTGGACTTTCTGCTTCGACGGGTGTTCTCAGCGTAAGCGACCTGCACCCTGTAGGTGTTGACGGCGCAAACAACCAGATCTTAACGGATGATGGTGATGGTACCGTAAGTTCGGAGTCTAAGCTTACTTTTGATGGCACAACGCTTTTAGTGGATTCAGATGTAACGGCAACGACAAACCACACGACTGTTGGCGCACACATTGATTACGATGCCACAGGGATTATCGCTTCTGGTCAAACCGGAAACAATGTCGGCCTTGATGTAGATATCAACTCTGACAGCCCGACGATGGTAGGCACAGTCAATAACATTGGCTTAGACATCGACCTAACTGGTGGGACTTCGGGCACACAAACTAACGTTGGTGTTGATGTTAACGTAAGCGGTGCTGACACCAACATTGCGGCTTTGTTTAACGGCGGTAACGTCGGTATTGGAACTGCTGCCCCCAGTCAGATTCTTCAGGTAGCTGCTGCTGCTCCTATTGTTGTAGTTCAAAACTCAACGAATGAGCACACTGATGGCGGCGCTGAGTCTAAGGTGCTTTTCGGTGACCACGCAGGGAACGCATTGAGTCAGATTGAGGGCTCTCACGCTGGTGCCTCAGATGACGCTAAGGGTCAGTTTAGGGTTTCGACTAACAATGGGTCGGGTATTCAGCTGGCAATGAGTATCGACGATACTCAGCTTACAACATTTTCTGGTGATGTTATTGTTGCTGGAACGGACCCGAAAATTGTAATCGGTGATGCTGGTACAGAAGACACCATGTTGCTGTTCGATGGCAACGCACAAGATTTCCATGTTGCGTTGGATGACTCTGCAGACGATTTGGTCATTGGTGTCGGGAATGCTGCGGGAACAACAACAGCGATTGCGATTAACGAAAACGCTCAGGTTTCTGTTGTAGACGCGTTTGCTGCAAATACTGCAGGCTCATTCGGAACCTTTTCTGACGGAGACGCTACTCCATCTGTGGGTACTGGCAACCTGTGGAAGCACCACGCATCCGATCAAACAATCACAATGTTTGATGACGGTATCGCCGGTCAAATCATCACAGTCATTTCTACGGCTGCAATCACATACGATGTAACAAGCACCAACCTTAAGGGCGGTAGCACTGACATTGTGACGGCCAACGGCGACGTTACTCAGTGGTGCTTTGACGGCACTAACTGGTATCTTCTTCAGTTTATGGATGTGTCGGCTGACATGTCTACCATCGGCGGGGGTGGCGGAGCTACCTTGGATTTAGATCTCATTCTTCATACTCAAGTATTTGGGCGATAAGGAAATACAATGGCAGTTATTGCAAAACAAGAACTTTCAGTAGGTACTGACGGAATTGGCGTCAAAGTTGCGGCTACAGCTAGTGCTGGAACAACGATTCATACAGCCAACAATGTCACAGGTACAGGTGAATACGACGAGATTTACTTGTATGCTACCAATACGAACACTTCTGCAGAGACTCTTGTGGTTGAGTTTGGGGGTACAACTGCGGTAACCAACGAGATTCGACACATTGTCCAGCCGAGTGAAACCGTTTTAGTTGTGCCAGGTTTAATCTTGCAGAACTCTTTGGTGGTTAAGGCTTACTCTACTACCGCTAATAAAGTCACTATCCATGGCTTTGTGAACAGGATTACCGCTAGCTGATGGCTCGACGCTTAACCATGCCAGGAAACTTTAGTCACGCTAGCAACGGCGTAGCGAAACACGCCCATACTGGCTGGCGGCGGTTCATGTTTACTGATTCGCAGGTTACGATTGAAGATCCATCAAGCGTTCTTGGGTCTATGGTTGAGACCACAGGCAACTCTGTAGCTACTTTTGCTACGACTCATAGTGTGACTTTAGATAAATCTCCTATGCTGGGGCATGTTGGCATCATGCCCTTACTTACCCCAGAGGGGGCGCCTTTAACTTTTGGTGACCCCTTTCTTTTGCGGACACGCATTGAGCTAATCAGTATTTCTGGTGACAGTACGGCTACGACAGAAAGTTCAGCTACAGACAAGAGTAAACCTCAAATAGCGATTGGGATTGCGGAAAACGCCAGCGATGCAGACTCAACTACAAATCGGCACATGATTTTTGGTTGGAGAAACAAGGCTAACTCTTCTTCTGGCCACGCTATTGACGAATCCCCTGCTGGAATTTATGGCTCGCTAAACACCGATGGTGACGACCATTTTATTAGCAGTTTTTCTGGTCTAAATGACGGCGCCAACTTGTACGAAGCTAACTTCTTTGTTGGTCCAGACCACGATGAGGCAAGCAACACGCACATGGCTTATCAGGTGTTTGCCGACTCCAATCACGGAACTCCGTATGACAAAGCCGGTGGTGGTAGTCGTGGATACGCTACGACTTCTTTCAACACCAATCAGGGTTTTGATGCTGTCGCAGGTCAAGCTTACATCTACGCATGTGTAAGTGATTGCAACACCGTGAACAGTGCAAGTAGCGCCTGTGTCGTGACATTTAGGCTTTGGTACATGGTAGAAGCGGACATCGCTCGTGGATGGGGGACCTTGTAATGAGTAGAACGCCGGGGAATATTACCCATAAGCAAACAGGTACGAGCAAGAAACTGCATACAGGCTGGAGAACTTTCGATCCACTTGCTTCAGATGCCGTGTCGAACGACCCAAATAGTATGGTAAGCGCCATGACCATAGACGCGGCGGGTCAGATTCAGTTTACTCTTACTGACGCGCTTACGGGCCAAGACCATGCTCACACCATGGCGGTGTATGCCATTCCGTTGAAAGACAAAAACGGTAGGGGTATTACTTTTGGTGACTCATTTATTCTTCAAACACAAAATGAGTTTATCAATAGTAGTGGAAACCTTGTTGGAACAAATCAGCATGACCCTATTTGGGGATTAGCTATCGGTCAACGCAACACAGATATACATGCGGCCAGTGCTCACATCAACTATCTCGCCACCGGCTTCCACATCAAGACTGCGTCTACCGACACTCCGAAGTTTCATATCTTTCATGGTAAACGAAATAGTGCTTCCGCATACAACAGCGGAGCGGGGTCCAGTAAAGGCTTAACAACTAAGCACTTGATCTCTAACTTTTACGTGGGTCCTTGTGTTGGTTCAGCGTCACAAGACACGGATACCGTTTGGTCTCATTCTTGGTTCGGTCAAAATGCTTCTGCCAGCTATGCGAAGCACACGTCAGCGATCCTTAGTGAAGAGATAGCCAATGTTAATGGTGTTTTTGACGTAGACACTCAGGTGTATCTGTGGGCTTTCTTTGGCTGCGAAGACAACACGGACGGAAGCGCCGATCCGGCCGTCATAACTTGCAGGCTAAAATATATGGTTAACTCTAACCTCGGTAAACTTGGGACAGGTGCAGCATGACTTCTGATGACTGTGAAAACTCTATGCATGAGGTTAGCGTATCAACCGAAACGCGGACTATTTCAGGCGACGGTACGTCGAATACATATGAGATGGTTCGTGTCGGTCATATGATAGACAAGTCAATCTGGGACGCTGCTCTCGCATCAGCCGATGATGCTCTTGTTTTTGTTCAGTGGCTCGAGTCAAAGCGTGATTTTTAGGATTTTTTATGGCAACTATCGTAAGAAATCACCTTTCTGGCTCCACTAATGGAATACCTTTTGCGCTTGCTGTAAATACTGGCACATTCACAACGATTCATAGCATCACCACAACTACGGCTGATTTTGAAGAAGTCTGGGTTTGGTTATCAAACATTTCTACGAGCCCAGAGACTGTGACATTACACTTTGCTGGAACGGGTGATGCCAATAAAGTCAAAGTTAAAGTACCAGCAGAAAGCACAGTTCTTGCCTGTCCAGGTTGGACGTTTCAGGGGGCTAGTGGTCCAAACACAATCACAGGCGCAAGCCAAAACCCAAACGTTGTGAACGTTCATGGGTATATCAACCTTATAGATGATTCTTAGTTATAAGAACATATGGCATAATAGAAACACTTCTAAGGATCTTCAATGGCACTTTCTTCAGCTCAATTTGACAGTACGGTTCTCACGTACAGGATCATCAAGCAAACGATTACTAACGCTACACCAAACGTGGATGTAACGTCTGAGTCTGGAAGGCTGTATGAAATATCTTTGGTCAATGGATCATCTTCTAATGCTTATTTCAAACTGACGTTGAGTGATGAAGCCGTAACGGTCGGCACAACTCTCCCTGAGATGATGATTCGAGTCAATGCTGCAGAATCTAAACGGTGGTATATTCCAGGTGGTTTGGCATTTACCCGATTGAGTTTTTGGGCAGTCACTGGCCCGACCGATAACAACACCACATCGCCGACCTTAAATAGCGGTAACGGTTTAATCACTACACTTGTAGTTTCATAGGGAGGTTGAAATGGCTGTAACAACAGGAACGGTTCCAGCAGCTCTTGCTGACACTTTAGTAACTGATGGCGCTGTAACTGATGGTAGCGCTACTCAAGCCAGCTCAGGGTCAACTACGTGGTACTACCTTATGGGTGATGGGTCTAGTGGTGTAGTTACAACGAGCACGTCATACATTAAAGTATACGACGACACTTCTGGTTCGCCCGATAGTAACAACCCTGATTACGTTTTTCCTGTTCTAGCTGGTGAGAAAATCGAGTACGTATGCTGTGAAGGAAACGCTCTTGCCGGTGGCTTGCGTTACTGGGGAACATCAACGAAAGCTAATGGATCTACTCAAGCCCCAACAGAAGCTGCCAACGCTTTGGTAGCTAAGTTCCTCTTTATTTAGGAGAAGTCATGAAAGACTTTATCAACTCTCTTTTTTGTTCTCAAAAGCGTATCTCTTGGCGTAGGCTTGCTGTTTTGGTCCTTGGTACTGGCCTACTTGCTGCTGGTCTTCTCGCTTCGGACCAGTGGCTGTACGTAGCGCTTGCTTACATTGCTGGCGATTCAGCCGAAAAAGCAATGGCTGCTATTAACATTGGTAAAAAGTAGGAGTACATGATGCCAAATTTGACACCAGAACAAGAAGCCAAGTTAAACGAAATCAATGCAGGTGAAGGTAAAACCCTTAGTCCATCTCAAAAAGCAATTATTTTAAAGTTTGGAACGATTGACATCAAAGGTAAAAAGCCGAATGAGTCGATGTCCGTTGATATTCCTGCTGGACCAAAGGTGGTTCCAAAGCAAAGAGAACTGCCAACTATGGAAGACAAATAGTAAATGGCAGCCTCAATTACCAAATTTGATGATGCGTTTGAATACAAAGTTATTGTAGACACATCATGCAGTAACACTGCAGTTGAAAATGTAACTGCAGAGCCTGGGTACATTTATTCGATCTCATTGGATAACGCAGGCTCACAGTCAGATTCTTATTTTAAGTTTTTTGATGCTGCTGACGTAACTATGGGCACTACAGTTGCTGACATGGTTTTAAAAGTAAAAGCAAACTCAAGATATGTATTTGAAATACCAAAAGGACTTTACTTTACGTATTTGTCATTTGCTTGTACCGCTAATCCAAACCCGGCTGATAACACTGCTGTAGGCGGTGGGGTAGTGGTCAGAATTAGTGTTGGAAAAACTAAATATACTGCCCAAAATATTTCTCAAAATATTGAATCGGGCGAATCTTCATCTCCTGATTTAGGGGCATACGAGTAGCAAAAATGGCTGCAATATCTACATCTACATTGACAGAGCTTGGCGGCAAGTATGTCCTTGATCGTAATGCTTCTGGTGCATCATCGAACAATAATGTTACTGGCGCCAGTGGTGTTATCTACATGATTGAAATCGATAATGAAGCCAACTCATCTGCTGTTTATTTGAAGATTCGTGATGCAGCTACTGCAACACCATCGACAGCTACTGACAATGGAGTGGGTACTCCTCATTATTCATTTATTGCTCCAGCATTTACTAAGATGTGCTACCAAATTCCACTTGGCGCTGAATTTGCTACTGGCTTAACGTTTTGGTGTACAACGTCTCCTAATGTGGGCGTTACTCAAAATGCAAGAAGCCCTGTAATTGTCAAACTGCTTACGACCTAAGTGAAATGAATGAGCTCATCACCATTGTTGTATCCCTCGTGTTTGGCCTTCTGGCATTTTTGGTTGGAAAAAGAAAGTCTTCCAAATCAAAACCTGAGCCTAAGCCGCCAGAAAACAAAGCTGCTGATGCGGCTATGGATTCTGTTAAAGAAGCCTTTGAGCAAGAAGTAGATCGAATTAAATCAGCCACTGATGGTGATTCTGCTGCTACTGATCTTGCTGATCTTGGTAATGCGAGACGACGATGATGACGGGGCTCCTCCTCTTCCTTGGTTTGGTCTATGCGTCAGACCCTATTGAGCGGCCTGCCGCACCAGACCCTGTAAAGGAAGAATGTTTAAAGGTTCTCCCGATAAATAAGAGCAAACCTTTACCTCCATCGTTGTTCGATACAAACGGAATCGCCAAATGCTCCGCAGTTGCTGTTCCGCTTTCTCAGTTTTCTGATTTACTGCAGACTGAAAGGTGGGGCGTAGCGATTCAATCTCAGTACAGAATTGAAACTTCAAAGCTGGAAATGGAACGAGATTGGTACAAAGAGCAACTAAATGATGCGCTAAAACCAAAACCGTGGCTAGAAAGACCTGGAACTCAGCGTTGGCTTGGTAGAATTGAGACAATAGTTATCGTCGGTATTGTCACTGCCGGGTTAGGTGCTACATATCATTACACATCAGGAGCAGGAAAATGAATATTAAAGATATAGCCATTCCCTGCGGCACGATATTGTTTGCGGCTGGCGCTGCTTTTGCTTCGTTTGAATCAGCTGCTCAAGACACAGAAGAGCTCGAACGTAGAGTTACAATCATTGAGTCTAAAGAGGGCAAGCAGGAAGTCGTTGATCTTAAGATTGAGGGTGTAGAAAAGCGCCTTGATAAGATGGAAGAACTCATGGGTAAAATGCTCGAGGTTCAACAGCAGCAAGCTATCAACCAAGCCAAGATTTGCGCTGCAACAAACGCGAGATGTAACTGATGAGACCACTTATTCTTGATTACGTTGACTCTCTTGGGCACACTGTATTCGAGAATGGTCAGTACAACCTAAACATCATTGGTATTCGCAGTAAGGATCATCAGGCTAACAGCTTTGATGATCGCATCTGTGTGGTGTTTAGAGATGAGAATGGGTGGATAGCCCGCACTTGGGAATGCACTACAGAGCCCGGACGATACTGGCTCGAAAACCCCAGCAACGTCAACGGAACTGCTATTCTTGTACCTGGGCAGTATCGATCTGTTTGGAAGATCGACAAGCACCAAGGACGATATGATGCGCTCTGCCAGAGGAACGGCACGGTCAAAGTTTATCGGGACGACAATAAAGACGACGTTATTGATCTTGATGTGGACTCAATTACTGAAGGGATGTATGGCATCAATATCCACAAGGCGGGGTCAGCCTCGACGCAAGTAAACAAGTGGTCCGCCGGATGTCAAGTTTTCAGCCACAGCGCTGACTTTGAAGAGTTCATGAGCATTTGCTACGCAGCAAAAGAGAAGTGGGGTAACAGCTTTACGTACACGCTGATTGATGAACCAGATTTCTAATGAGTTGCGTAGTTGAATCGGGTAAAGATTGTGAACTAAAAGTTGGTTCGTCTATTCGTATTTATGATAACAAGCCTGCTGAGAAGGAGACAAAGCCCGTGTCAAACAAAACAAGTACAGAAAAAGCTGCCCCCACACCTGAACCTAAACCAGATCCTGTGCCTGTAGAGGCACCGAAACCTGAGCTAACGCCAGAGCCAGCCCCCCCAAAAGTCGAAACTGCAGCCACTCCTGATGTACCTCAGTTGGTAGAGTCGGTTGGTGTGTCTCAGGATATTACAGCGGCTGCTGATGCAGCGAAAGAGTTGGGCGGAGACTATGCACCCATGGTGGCAATCGCTTTGGCTGGAATGGCTGTAGCTGGTGGTTCAAAAGCTTGGAACTACTACCGTGACCGCGCTGAACAAAAACATGAACAAGAAATGCAGAAGCTCAAGATAGAAGCTCAATCACAAGGAATGGAAGGACAACAACCTCCTCCTTGCCAAGCTGCAAATCAAAAGCTTCAAGCTGAGTTGGACGATGTAAAGTCAAAGTTGAGCGCGGTGCAGAAGAAGACCTCGATGATTTCTGCTGACTTTGATGGTGAAGATGTCGAGCGTCAAATCAAACGCATGAAGAAAAGAATCGACGAGTTGTTTGAGATTAATGAAGGAAAATGATTGTTACTGCCTTAGTTTTATTCGGCGCTATGGTGGTTCTACCTGCAGGATTGAGCTTTTTTATTGACGGTGAAGGCCACTCTCAAAAAAAGAAGTCTGCTCCCGTTAAGATTGTAGAGCCTAAGCCTGTTCCTGAACCGGAACCAGTTGTCGAACCGGAACCAGTTGTTGAAAAAGTTACTACGACGCTGGTGAAAATATCTCCTAAATGCGGAGACGAAGAGTCAGAAGAACGTCTTCGTGTGGCAAGCTTAGACTACTTGTCTAAAGTAAAAGATTTACCTCCTGACACTTCGTTTGAGATACAAGATTGCACTGATGAAGGCATTGTTGATATTGAGATAGTAGAAGTCTTAGGTAGCGACGACTGATCATATAAGTTTAAGAATCAAACCCAATAGAGACACAACTAATGCAGAAAAAGAAAAGACCAGGGCTCGTCTACTGGCACGCCAACTGCGCTCAACACCATGTCGCTTCAATTCAAAGTCGAAGTGATCTTCAGGAGTCCAATCAGGAATCTTCTGGAGATACTCCGAGCAAGCCCGGTGCTCCCAAAGAGCGTCCTCTGGAATCTGGAGCCCCCGGTACATTAAACAGGTCCCTGCCTGTTTGCTAGCTCCATCGTAGGATTTGTAGAATCCACATCGCCCACATCTGGCCATGCGATAGTGTAACAAAAAAACCCCACTCAAGTTGTGACACTCAAGTGGGGCCAGGTTTTAATCCACAGGATTAAATTAATCTCAGCCTATCTGAGATTAAAATGTTTAAACCACCACCACAAAATGGATTAAGACCAAATGAGTCTATGCCTGTCGCCCCCCCCACCCGGTAGGAATCGCCCATGCTCATGCCCCGAGAATGGGACAAGCGATATGGGTGGGGGGGGCACAGGGGACTTGATTACTTCTTAGGTGGGGCGACACCTTGAGTAGGCGCAATAGCATCATTGAGCATGTCCAGAACCTTCATGAGGCCTTCTGGAGGTCCGTCATCGCGTGCAAGCACCTTAACGTCGTACTTTGCGCTGTTGTCGCTCTTACGGCTGTTCTCGCTGTGGTTAGCCACAGAGCCATGCACAGTGACCTCGCAAGAGAAGAGACCAGCGTTGTATTTAGCCTTAGCTGTAAGGTCAGCCTTACTGTCTGATGTGTTCTTACTTGACGTAGAGGACTTAACCTCCATGGTAAAGCGAACCTCTGCTTCCTTAACTGACAAAGATGGAGTGTTGATGATGGCAAGCAGTGGAACCTGGAGGTCCACCTTCTGCATCGTTGTGTTTCCGGCAGCATCTTGGACTGGTTTATTGAAGCTAAAGTCTACGGTGCGGGCAGACATGATCTTGCCTGTAGCATCCGTATCAAGTCCGACATCTTGAATGAAATCGCTTGATGCCTTTGCAAGCAGTGTCTGAGCGTTACACGCAGCCTTAAGTGGGCCACCAATGAGTTGCTCCATTGGAAGGCCACCAAACTGTGATGACATTTGTACGAGGCCGGAATCTGCCATGATGTTCTCCTACGGAAGCAGTTTGATTAGCTGATCGTCGATTCTTGCATAACCTTCTGGAGGCTCACTGCCCTTGAAGATCAGCTTGAGTTTAGCAGCATTGCTTTCTTTTTTAAACCACGATGGCGCATTCGAGCATGGCCGAACCATCAGTTTGCCTTTCTTCTTATCCGCAGTGAGGCCAGATATCTCCACAGACATTTCGACCTCAAGCGTATCCACCCGAAGGCTTTGACCAGTCGTGAGGGACTGGAGCGGTACTGGAACTCTTTTTTGTACCAGTACTCCATCTTCCCATGTTGGGATTTCCATGACGACCATACGAGGTGCATATATGTGTCTTCCGTCGTCATCTGTAATGGGTTGACCCTTTTCATCGACCTTCAACTCCCAAAATTCTTGATTGGTAATTGAGTCGAGCTCATGACGCTCGGCAATATCAGTCGCAGCAATGACTGCAGACTGAATTGAATGAACAATGTCGTCTAATGAGTGTTCAGCCATTCTTTAAACCGTAGTTATCCTTCGCCCAGCCGTCTCCTTTGAGCGAAAAGCTAGTCAAAGAGGGCTTTTTGTTCATCTGAGTCTGACATTTCTCGCAATTTGGCCATTTGTCTCCGAATTTCTGTAGAACTTCGCAGATTCGACCGCAGGAATTGCATTCGAACACATAAATAGGCATCAAACCGCCCTATCACGCAGAAAAAACCCACTGGTCAGCATAAACCAACCAGTGGGGACAAAAATGATAATCACCCTTCAAAGTCTGAGGGAATCTCATCTATTGAGGCGTCTGCTTCATCAGATCCTTCAGCTCAGAATCGTTTGAACTCGCACCTTGGGCTTGGATTGCCTCAATAAGTTCTTTGTTCGACCCAGACACGTCTACCTTCACATCGACGAGAGGTATGCCGTTTTGATATTGCAAGTCTTGCTCATTCTTTGTGTCAACAAATTTTACTGCAAGCATGATTGCGTCATCGCCACCTCTATTTGGTCGAACATCAGACTCAAAGTCCATGATGACCCAATCACCGTTAGGCTGACGGAGCCGAATGTGCTTAAGCATTGACTCAATCGTCTTGCCAATCTGTTCACGGTAGATTTCTTCATCTACAAAGTTGAGAACACCAGCAAGTCGCCATTCCACCTTCTCAAGCTTGGTTCGATAAGAAGCAAACTCTTTCCGTGCCTTCTTGTCGATTACCCTTTTTGACATTTCGTCTTTCAGAATATCCATAAGAATATTTGTCTGAATGATAAATTTCTTCTCGTTCGTAGGTCCAGCCTTTTCCGAGATCATCATCTTGTATGGTGAGAGATTATTAGCGGCTTGATCAAGCAAAGACATGAGTGCTCCTATGCAGTGAAGTCTTCTTCGGGTTCAGGCAGGTCGTTTTCTTTTGCCCTTTCAACTAAATCTTTAACCTTGGTCTTTCTTTTTGACTTTGGTTTAGGTTCAGCCTCTTGTACATCAATAACATTGTTTGGCTGTTGTGTGTTGTCCTGTTCAACAACATTGGTTTCGATTGCATCGATGCCTATTGAGTTGCCAAAGTCAGATTGAATGTCGTGCTGAAGAACAGCTGTAGTCTTTGGTGTAAGTGGCAAATATTTACAGATGCGACGAATGACCGTCTTTCGCCACATCTCTTCAGTGTGCTGAGACCATGGGCCAGAATCTGGACTACGAGATGACTTACGAATCTTATTGATTTGATCCTTACGCATGACCTCTACTTGACGTTGGCCATCCTTAAAGAAACACACGGCATAAGCAAGCAGTAGGTTGCCAGGATTATCGTGACACTTCTTGTGGCGAAGAACCTCTCCGCTCTCGAGATCAAATGAGTGTTCAAACTCATCATTATCGTACACTACCTCGGCCTTGAAGTGCGCCACTTCTCCAGATCGTTTCACCAAGTCCATTAGGCCGGTGTACTCAATCCAAAGCTCTGCGTTGTAGCACTTACTTTTCTTGTCCCACATTGGAACGAGAGACGCGCGATGAAGGACCCCACCAGCAACCAAGTCGAGCTCACAGGCCTTAGCAAGAGCCATGTAAACAGACGTTGGGCTGCAGTTTACCAGTCGTTCGTTTTTGACGGCCTCAAACATTGCTACACGAATGATTCGATCTACGTCAGTTCCTTGTGGCGCGATCTTAATCAGACTGTTTTTCTTGCTTTCGAGGTACTCGTTTAACTGAGTGACCTTATCTCTAGTGCTTAGTGCGGTGCTCATGTTGCCTCTTTGATTCGAAGTATCCTACTTCCTGGTTGTTCTATTAAGTACTTTTCGTAGAGCTTGGGCTCTTTGTCTCTAAACTTTTGTTTATCGAACACCCTTCTCGGCTTGCTCATCTTCCAAGTTGCAACCCCTTGTATTCCTGAGTCTTCACCGATCTTTGCCCTTAACAGGTTCTCCATCTCTTTCTTTTCTGCGTCGAGCACCTTTAATTCTTTTCGAACCTTCACGATTTTCTCGTGTAGATCTTTTTCAGCTACCGTTGCAACTCTTGGTGGATCGTCTTTGACCCTTGGGTTCATCTGAGAAAGCGCTTTCTTACATGCGTCGGTCGCGTCAACGTCTGGTGGTACTTCATCTTCAACGTGCTTGTTCCACCATGTTTCTGCTACATCTAATATAGATTTGCCTAAATCTTTGTCTCGCTCTAATCGATATACCCGAAAGTCATCGAGGCTAAACAATGTAGCGATATCCCAGTACGGGGCATCGAAAATCTCCATGTAGACTCTCATCTGAATCTCTACATCAAGTGGCACGTCCGTTGTTCCAGACTCTCCCCACCCAAATCGATAGCGCCTTGTTTTGGCATCCATTCCAAACCGAACCCCGTTTTGTTCAATTAGTCGATCTGGCGTGCCGAAAATGCGTGGCCGAGATGGATGCCATGTCAGTCCCTCTTCCCAGAGCGTACACCCTTCCCCTAGATGGAGCTCATAAAACTCACAAACATACTTTTCCATTACTCGACCACGCATCAAAATCGCATCATCATAGTCTTCTGTTTCGTACAAGCCTGTTTTCTCAGACCAGAGTTTGAATAGACTATTTTCAAATGAACCAAGCTTTTCAGATTGTTCAGCACCAGCCATCATAATCGCGGCTATATCTGTGCCGCCCAAGCCTTTACGGCGCTCTTGCAGCCAAGCCTCACGCTCTTCCTGATTCATAGGTTCCTCTCTTCGGTGAGTGTACTGTTTAACTGAAAGTGTGTCAAGGAGCCACACCCTAAGATGGACAAACACAAACTATTTCGATAGTGTACCAAACAAGGGTGTGTCTAATGGTCATTACCGAGTATCGTAAAAGCCTCCCCGGTCGGAGTACTCGAGTTAAGTTCATCAGCTGGTTGAATGGTGAACTGTGCAGGTTCGAGCTTCAGATCAGCATTGGGTACTTGCGAGATCTCGAGTATGGCAGAAAAACACCATCACTTCAGTTGGCTATTGGAATCGAAAGGGCAACTGGTGGTATTGTCTCAGTGAGAGAGTGGCCCGGTTTGAATCCACGTTTACGTTTATAAAGGAGTAATAAAATGAGTGGAAGAATGAATCTTAAAGCACAGTTTGAAATGTTTCGAAAGGCCCGTAGGCCGAATAGATCTATTTTCGAGGGCAAGTGTTCGGTGTCGGCAATCGACACAATGTTTAAATACATCGATGTTTTAGAAGAAGACTTAGAGTCTGCGGAATCATCATTAGTAAAAGCTGAAGCTGCAGTAAAAAAAGCTTCTGCCAAAAAGGCACCAACTAAGAAAGCTCCGGCTAAGAAAAAGGCTCCGGCTAAAAAGAAGTCTTAAGCTTCTGGCTCACCGGAAAGGGCCAGCAGTAGATCCATTGCTATTGCTGCCTTTACCTTTTCTAAATGCTCTTCGATAGACTCTTTGACGTGCGAGTGAATTATTGAACTCGCTACACACACATTGTCTTCGTCGAGTATGTTTATCTTTGTGTCCTCTTTTTGAATGGACCAATGGACTGGTTTGTCCCACTGCTCTTGAATCGATTTTAGTTCGGACATATTTATTCCAGTAAGTTTCGTCTTCCGACACCACTGTGAGGAATGATAACAGTTTCTGACCAATGATTAATAATATCTCTCATCATGCTTTGAGCTGTTTCGTTTGTTTGTATAGCAAAAGCCTTGCTCTTCATGACGCATAGATCCCACAATAACTCTGCAGCCCTGCACAACTGTGTGCGAATAGGATCGGTCATCGACATCAGTTGGTACGGGGTCAACGAAATCCAAGCATAAATCTTGTCCAGCTGGTCATCATCAAACACATATCCATCATTTATGTAATCAAGTAGAAGTTCCGTAGTTCGATACTCTGTGTACGGTTGTTCTTCCGAATCGTTCCACTCGTTAGAAAACTCTCTGCTGATTAGATAATCAACTCCGAATCCTTTTGCGTTCCGATCATGCCCGTTGGCGCAGAACTCTTTTACTTTGTTTGCCTCTGAATACAAATGGAACAATTCGTTACCAGGAAACGACCTTACTTTGCTTCTACACTTTCTTGAGCAAATAAGGTCTTTGTCTTCTTCCGTAAGGTATTTATCGATAAACTCATTGATGTTGTCGTGTTCTACGTCTTCCATCTCAACTTCCCTTCACATCTTCATTGTCTACAACTACAACAGGCTTTTCAATCTCAATTACATTGTCTTCCTTCATTGTGACCCAGACATACTTGCGATCACCAAAAACCCTTCGGCGTACTCGTTCATACCCAAGCTGGCGCATAATGTCGCCAACGCGCATTTCTGATGCTCGAGTCATCTGATACTTTTCAAGCTTCAGCGCTTGTTCCATCAGGTCGGTCGTTGAGCAATTGATACCGTTTGCTCTGATATACCTATCGATAATTTCTTGCCATGGGTCAAACTGTCGGAAGTCCGAAGACTGTGTGTCCAGTTCGCTCTGAACTTCATTCTCTAAGTACCAACGTTCGCCGTTCTTATATGCAACGACGGCCTCTGCCCAGAGTTGCGAACGGTTGTGCTCAGTCCAATTGGTATCCATTTTTCCAACCTGTATTGGCCAATATCGTCGAGAGCCGGTCTCATCGGTGATAAACTCCGCTTTGTTGGTGGTGCCACAAAACACAGTGTGGCGCTTCAAGGTGACCGTCTGACGAGCATACGGAAGCCTAAACGTGTCCTCTTGTGCAGACAGGAACGCTTTGGTGCTCGAGTTGCGTGCCCGACGAATCGAGTCGAGTTCTGCCACTTCGTAGATCCATGCACGATGAATCTGCATGTAGGCGTTTGAAGAACCGATATCCATGGGCGTGTCACAAAAGTACTCTTGTGAGCCCATAATGCGGAACGTCGTGCTTTTACGTGCGCCTTGAGGCCCAACAAGGATGAGCACACAATCGGCCTTACAGCCAGGTTCCATGGCTCTGGCGATGCACTGAACCAACCATCGACGACCTATCTCCCTTGTGAGCTTAGTGTCTTCTGCTCCGCAACCCCTAATCAACCACTCATCCATTCTTGAAACGCCGTCCCAAACAACGTCGTTAAGCCAATCGCATAGAGGGTTCTTTCCGTTTTGTTCAGCGATAAAGTTCGTCGCCTCTACTATTGCCTCGGTACTGAAGTGAGTGCTGTAGTGGTTATACATCCATCTCTTGATGCGAGTATAGTCCGTGTCTTTCAGTGTTTCTTTGTCTAAATAAATCGCGTTGCTAAACTCGTTAAGCCAAACCTTTTTCTTCCAACGCTTGTCTTTTTCCATGATGACCAGCAAGTTTGGAACGGTAGGCTTGATCTTTTGTGTTCCATCACGGAGCGTCTGCATCTCCAAGAGGTTGACAATTTTTCCGTCAGCTCCTTCTTGTCCCTGCTTTTTGTGGTGCTCCTCTGCCATCTTCAATAGATCAGTCAGACGCGGTGAGCCTTCTTTGCCATCGATTACCGCATCCAGATCAATCATCAGAGCCTCCCACAAAGTTTTCAAGTGGAATCCTGTAAGAGGTTCTGCCTGCTAACTGCAATTGAATCCTGTTCGCGTACTCTTTCCCTTGTTCATCGGGATCTGTTCCAATGTATATCTTGAGATTTTTTGGAATATTTAGCTTTTCAACTGCGCTAAATGATCCAGATGTGCCACCAAGCACCGCGAGATTGATGTCGAGATCCTCGACCTCTGCAGAACACTTCATAAAGTCGGTAAGACCCTCTACAAACAAAAGCCCCTCTGTGTCTGCTGCTTCGCCTCGAAGCATCTTTACGGCGTGCCTGTTTGGCATAAACAAGCCCTTAGCTTCAAATCCTTTAGGCCAAAGCGTCTTAGGTGCAGAGTCTGGTGCTTGTACAGCTCTGCCGTGAAGGCTAACGAACTTGCCTTCCTCATCGAACGCTGGAACTATCAGTCTCCATAGTTGACTTCTGCCTGCAGGCCACCACGATGGCCAGTCGTACTTTGACCTTTCGGGAGTGATCCGAACCACACCTGACTTCGAAAGTGCGCCCAAGTTTAGGTTCCTGGTCTTAAGAAAACTTATTGCCGTATCGGTGTCCTTTACTTGGTTTAGCTTCATCGAAGCTTTCCAAAGGCTCTGAACTTCTATTGTCGGTGGCCTCGCACCACGCAGTTTATGAGGTTCAGACGATATGGGAACACCATCGTTGATCTCACCTTCAAACCAAACTTGAACCTTTTTCTTGTTGATTTGGTCAAGGCCTGAAAACTTTGAGCCACCGACGAAGAAGGAAACGAGATCAATGCCCGATCCTCCAGCATCACACCTGTGACATGTCCATCCTTTGTTGTCGGTCCTAAGGCCTATTGTTCCGCGTTTGTCGTTTGACCCGCGATGTAATGCGCCACAGTTAAAACATGGACCCCATGAGTTACTCTTTAGGGATTGGAGTCCAAGTCTCTGCGCTACTTCTGATACTGCTATTTTTTCTGCTACCGAAATCCACACGGTACGCTCCATCTACACAATGCTGAGGGGAAGGGAAGGGGGAAGATATGCTACAGCAACTGTGGTCAGTCGCGGTCGATTTTATACTTCAACTTGCCTTCGGACGTGATCAGCAACTGCATAGATATGCCAGCTTTTTTCCTGGCCTCTTGTGCGTACTTCGCAAGTAGATTGACCGAAATGGGATTGCGTTGTCCTTTTAGTGCGTGCCACAAGTGTGTGTGTGACACGCCTAATACACGACCAACCTCCCGATATGAATCACCAAGCTCATTGAAAAGAGCCTGCAAAGCAGGGTTTGTATCAATTGTAAATTCGTCTGTCTCTGACATGTGTTGCCTCCTGTTGGTGTAGGTACGTTAGTCAACGTGGATAATGTTGTCAAAGACAGACACTACATTTAGTGATTGTGCTGCGTTGTGAAACACACTATGGTTTGATAGGATAGGATGTCACCAATCGGAGATTTCAATGGCACTCACTGTTACTGGCTTTTCTAGTAGTACGTTGACCTACAAGCTCGCAAGCGAAACTAATGCTAGCGATTCCGCCAGTGTCGATATTTTCGGTGGTGCAGGTAGAGTTCACAGCATTTGTTTCGCTAATGAAAGCACAAGCAATGCAGCATATTTAAAAATCAAAATTACCTCTGGAACTGTTACAGTTGGAACAACAGAGCCAGATCTAATGTTTCATCTGGCAGCGGCCGCAAGCTCAAGCTACGCAGATCGTTCAGTTATGAAAGTAGACATTCCAAATGGTTTATCTTTTTCGCAATTTAGTTTTTGGGTAACCGACGCTCCAGGCACAAGTGACACTGGTGATCCCGGAACAGTGACAGTTCAAGTTTTAGCTTCTTGAGGTAATCATGGCCGTAACTACAACAACAGCATCTAATCCTTTAGTCACTACAGTTGCAGTTGATGGTGCTGCTGATATCGTTGTAGAAAGTGTAGATGATGGAAATAACAACGTATACGCAGTTGAGATTATAAATCCAAACACATCGGCTGTTTATATTCATATGATGAATCAAGCAGCAAGCTCAAACTCTACGACATCCACACAACATGATCACCAACTGTATTGTGGTGCTGGTAGTAGTTGCTATTATTATTGGCCTGAAGGATATAAGACCGCTGCAGGTATTCAGGTTTACTGCTCCGATGCTGCCGGGGGTGGTCAAACCGCCTCTAGCCCAACCGAAGCGGTCACACTTACCTTCGGATTTACAGCTCGATAGTCACTGCAGACAATCAACTGCACCTTCAACTGCGTACAGCTTTTTGTTCGATCGGTTTGGACCTTGGCCATACGTGACCAGTCCGCGCTGATGAAGACTATCTACAGCGTTTAGCACGGCTCGATAGATGTTGTGTTTTACGCCTGTTCCGTGAAATAAATCATCAGTGATTGTATTGATGGTTTCTTCTCCTGGTGCGGATAGAATATAAGAGAGCACCGCTCCTCTCATCGATCCTTTCTTCACAACTGTTGTCATTGTTGTTTTCCCTGTGTAGTGGTGTGAATATTTTTTCATGCGAAACTTCCTAAAATCGTACAAGGACATCTTGGTCTACCACGACTACGGTCCCCTTTTGTTGTTCTGGAACATTGCTGACCTGGCCAACAATCGCGTGCTTTGGATGAGCTACGGCGAGGCCTTGGATAACGGGATGGAGTGGGCTTACCTTCAGTACGCTATTTATTTTGTAGTGGCCCTGGGTATGCTGTTTAGTCTGCCGAACATCCGATCCTGCTCCAGGTTCGTCGGCGCGTATCTTTTGCTGTACATCTTCTCGACCACTAAGTTTGTCGTCAACGTACTCAGCGATCCCGAGTTTGCAGTTGGCGAAGTTGGACGAGCGTTGGTTGTGACGGGCGTCTACTTTTCCTTGTGGGTTTGGATATACGTTAAAATGCGTATGGAAGTAATGCATAAGGATCTCCGTGGATAAACCGACTACAACAGCTGCGATCGTTGCTGCCGTGACTGGCGTGTTCAGTGCTGGTGCGTTTAAGTTCTATGAGTTTATGTTGAAGCAGAAGAGAGAAGTTCAGCAGGAAGAAAAGGCCGAACAGGCTTTGTATAGAGATGACTTGATCAAACGCGTTGAGAAGCTTGAGCAAGAGCGAGACGAACACTTGAATCAAATCATGAAGCTGATGACTGAGGTCACAGCTCTCAAGGTCGAAGTAGACTACGTAAAGCGAGAAAACGAACTGCTTAAGATGAAGATTGACTCGATGAGAATGTGACGTACTTCAACCAAGCATAACGCTTTCTAGTCGCAAGATATCCGCCCTCCTCCTCGTGTCCGTAGGCTTCACGCTCGAATGGTATCTCTTGATACGCGATCGGTCCGTCCCTGTATCGTATAAGGTTGATGAGCCAGAACGTCGGGTACAGCAACAGAAAGCCAATGAAGCCAAGCTCAAGCCACTGCAGGTAGTGTATCGTCTCGTGTCGCTTGGTTGTCTTCGTCATCTCGCCTCGAGCAAATACAAACAGAGCAAGACTGATTGCACCAATCTCAATAGGCGACACCTTGCTCAATAGCACTGGCACTCGACTGTTCTCTTTGAACACCGGAAAGCATCTTCGTTTTACTTGTTTCATATTTCTCCTTCAAAAGCTGGGGCGGCTGGACTTGAACCAACAACCTCCTGGGTAACAACCAGACGTTCTGCCAATTGAACTACACCCCACTCTTGTTTACTACTTAGAACGGAATCTCGTTATCGTTGTAGTTTCCGCTTGGTGCTGGTCGAGATTGCTGTTGGCTCGCACCGTTTTCAGGCTTGGTCATGAACTCAACATTATTGGCTACAATCTCCGTGGCCTTGCGTTGGTTTCCTTCCTTGTCCTCGTATGAACGATACTGAATCCGTCCCTCTACGATTACTTTTGAACCCTTGTCCAAAAACCGTTCACAGTTTTCTGCAGTCTTTCCGAAGACTACAATGCGATGCCATTCGGTATTGTCTACCCATTCATCGCCCTTCTTGACTCGTTGGTTTGTAGCAACGCTAAAGTTGCCAACTGAGTTCCCACTGTTTGCTTTACGTACCTCTGGCTTTTGCCCGAGGTTTCCACTAATGATCACTTTATTCATGATCGCTCCTTGTTGTTAAGTATTGTCAAATCTGGTGCATGACCCTCTGCAGACTCACGCATCATCTCTCTCACATCGTCGAGTAAGAGCTCAACCGTCATGGCCGTCCGTCCACACTCTCTGCATCTTCTGTTTCTCGCTATGAAGTCGTGAGTGTACCAAGCCACAGTCTTCTTGGCCTTGTTCACTTCCGCACCCTTCCCAGGCTTTTGTGGGCTCCGTGTTGCAATCACTTGGGTGTCACCACCGCATTTACTACAGTTCATGGGTTACGACTCTCGATACTTTTCGTACCTCGCAACCCAGTCCGTCGTAAAAGCGTGCTCTCTTCTTATGCATGTGAAACAACGCTGGCGCTGAATCAACACAATCAATAACCAATGGACCCTTCTTGTTGTCTGCTCTCCTCATTATTCGCCCTATCCTCTGCTGTATACGACCCATCGATTTAGTTGGCGTCGTCAGTATCAACGTATCCAAACCCGGCAAATCCAATCCCTCGTCGGCAACCGTAGTGGCGAAGACGGCTTTGATCTCACGTTCGTCAGCCAACTGTAACACCTCGGCCCGTTGCTTCTTGCTCATCTTTCCAACCAAAGTCGCAGCACTTATCCCAAGATCACAGGTGGCCTCTGCCATATCAATGCAATGCTGAACCCGGTCAGACAACACCAAGACCTGGCGACCGTCACCGACCATGTGTTCAACAAGGTCCAGTATCTTTTGATTGCGGTCCTTGTCCGATGTCATGTCGTTGATCATCTTCATCCAGTCTTTGCGACCTTCCGGCTTCCAAAGCGTGGCAAAGAACTTAACCACTGGGGCAAGCACGTTGCCATTATCAATGAGCTCAGGCGTCGTGATGCTCTTGAGTGTATCACCGAAGTGCCAGTACATGATGTCACCGAGACCATCAGGACGATCCGGTGTAGCCGTAAGCGCCAACCGTATCTTCGCAGGCATGCCCATCATTACCGAGCTAAACGTCGCAGCTGGTACGTGATGAGCCTCATCGACGATGCATAGACCAAACTGCTTACCGAACTCCAACAGTTCATCGAATCGCATCTTGTATAAAGTCTGGAAGGTAGCGATGACAATCTGACCCGAGTCGTTCTTCTTCTTACCGTCGTACAGTGTGACGTTGGGTACATCGCCAGTAACCGTGCGGACCTGGGCCTCGATGCGAGACCTCCACTGTTCCGACAAGTCGTTAGTGTGAACCAAGATCACTGCACGAGTCTTGTACTGCAGTATCGAACCGATACCCATCATCGTCTTTCCTGCGCCACAAGGTGCAACGATGACCCCCTGTGACTTGCTGACCAAAGCCTCCACTCCCTCGGCTTGATAATCCCTGAGGCTAATGCCCCCGTTGAACTTCAACTCAGAGTCTTCATCTCTCAGTGGAGGAAACGATGTCTTGTTAATATGCTTGACCCCATACTCACCGAGGTTGATGCCTCGAGGAATCATGAGGCCACCACCCCAGTCGTGCCACAAAGGAATCGTCTGACATGCGTAGACGTATTCTTCCGGCATGTTTACCCACTTGCCTTGGTTTCGTAGCGCTTGGGCTTGTGAGTAGGCCGGGTTTCTACACTTGTACTTTGCCTTAACGTCCTTGAGTATTCGGCTCGTTATGGGTACGAAGTATCCTCCGCTGGTCACGCATCTGTTGTCTGACATGGTGTTCTCTCTGTGTGTTAAGTATACTACATTTGGTGTGTTGAGGCATCTATTCGACCACCGACATGCCTCCCTGCTCGGCTCATAGGGAAAAAGACAACCCTTGGCCTAAACCGCTTCCCTGTCTATATGGAACGACCAGATCTCTTCTTCGGCGTCCCACTCAAGCATCCGCTTGTTACCGTCCTCATCCTCGAAGAAGGTCATCGTCTTGTCGAACACCAGTTCTCTGATCTCGACTTGCTCTGTTCCTTCCTTGTGGTTGACGAACTTGACTGGCTCCTCGCGTCTCTCAGGAAGACCATCAGTGAAGTCTTCGCTCATGTCTGGCCATGGCAAGTCATCATCGATTTCTTCCTTTACTTCTGACAACTTGGGCAGAACTTCCTGAAGAGTCTTGGATACCTCGACGGGCTCCTCCTCGTCCTCTACAAGTTCGTGTCGCTTGCGAAGCATCACGGAGTCAGGGTCGATGGCTGGAGAAACTGCAGTAGGTTCACCACTGAAGTACTCTTCCAGTTCAATCGGATACCATCCCCACTCGCCCTTCTTCATGCGCTTCTTCCAGCCCAAAGCCTTCATGGTAGAACCAATGGATAGCTTCACCTTGTGCTTGACCTGCTTCTCAGTCTCTGGCTTGGCCAAGTCGTTGGCAATGAAGTCGTAGTACCGCAGAGCCAGGTCCAGCGTCGAGATGCCCACATCGTCACGAGTCAGGCGACCATCACCATACTTCATGGCCTCGAGCATATCATCGTCAGGCTTGACCCCTGGTCGTCCCTTAGACTCATGCTTGGGTGGAGCATCCTCTTTGTAGTCAGCTGTGACCCAGTCGCCGTCGTCAGAGTCTGAAGACTCCATCTCCACAACCTCGTCGTCCTCAGGCTCATCCTCGATGAATGCCGTTGGCTCAACAGAAGCGGGTGGCTCAGGAATCTCATCAACTCTTTCGTTGTCAACACTGATGTCCTTGGCTGCGGCAAGCAACCCCAACTCAACCTCTTCCAAGGTTAAAGCCTTTCCGTATGTGCCGGCCATGTAGACCATCACATCAGCAAGAGCTCGCTTTGTTGTTTGACGACCATCGCGTTCCAATAGGAACTGGCCTTCCATGTGAAAGAATCTCCCCACAAGATTCTTATCCCTTCGTGCTGCTAGGAATACACTGCGTACCCCCACAGCCTTCTTGATGTTCGCAGTATCATCCTGCGGCATGTCACACCTCCCTGTGTGTTTGGTTCAAGTGACGGACCAATGATGCAGCAAGCACCTGCTTATCATCATCATCTGGTCCGAACAGCCAAGCATTACGGAGCTTGGTCATAGTATCGAAGCCACCCTTCGACGGGTGAAGCCTCTTCAAAATCAATAGCGCCGCCGCGAACCCAAGCGGATGCTCGAGGTCCACGGTCAGACACTCCCAAGGCACAGGCATGCTGGTGCCAGTGTTGTCTATAATCATGCAGTGAGTCGGATGCTCATCACCCCACGGACGAACCGTGAGGGTCTGTTTGTTCTTACTCACCCAACCGGCAGGAGCTTGACCTGGACGGATGCGAACCGGAGTGCCGACCACAACGTCCAGCTGTGCCAGCGATGGCATGATGTCAATCCAAGTCATTACGCCTCCTCTCTTATCTGTGTGTCGCCATCACAAAACCCATCACTAAGCTCTTGCCTTAGGCGGCACAGTTCCTTTGTTGTCTCGTCGATTCGTTCGATGTACTTGTTCCATGGTGTGATGAGGCAACGGAGTAGGATTTTTCCACCGTGTTTGTGTTCAACCTCTGCGTCTGGATGAATGATGATTGTCTTTCGACCCTCGCCATCCTTCCTCATCTCACGGTTAGAAACGATAGTGCGCCCATTTTCTAATGCATCCAAGATGCCCTCAATCTCCTGTTGTGCCATGTCTCCGACTAAGCGAGTCATTGAGATCACCGCGTTGATGGATGTGCTGGTGGTGTTGGAAGCCGGGTGCAGATTCATAGGACTGCTACTGACCATCGTAAGGTAGGCTCTCAATGTCGGATGCGACTGTACCTTCTGTCTTTTGTTGGCCCGCTTGAGTCGTCGAATCCTTTGGTTCGTATGTTGGCACACCATCTCTACGATGGCTGGCTCACGAAACACTTCACGGAATCGATTGTCCAAGGTGACGTATTCGGTGGGACTCCACTCGTTGTTCTCGTCTACCATCACGCCTCCGCAGGGACGGCAGTCTTAGCCATCTTGTGAAAGAGTTCAGCCTGCTTGGTCAGACTCAGAAGAGCCATCGCCACCTGGACATCGCCACCAGCGAATGCCAAAGCCTCCTCGCACCAGTCGCCGTCAGCCATAGGCACATCCTTCTCGGCGACGTATTTAATGAACTGCTTCCACAACTCAATAGGGTCTGTATTTGTTATGTCTTTTTCCATATGAAACTCTCTGTGTTTGGTCTGCGTAGAGTACTATATAAACGGTATCTCGTCAACAGGCCGGTAGTGTTGTTTGTTTAACTTCTTCTATTTGATTGCCCCAAGATGACCACCCGTCTTTCTTTGAACGAGCAAACATCTCAAGGTATGGGCCATGACTACGAGCCTCAATCATCTCGTAGAACTCACGGGGCTTCTGACTGTGCTTACCCCTCGGCGCGTGAATCCATGAGCCAATCGTCTTGTCGTCAGTCTTCACGTTGTAACCCTTGCCCCTGACTCCGAAGAGCAGAAGCTCATGCTGCATGCGGAAGTACTGACCCAGACCCTTCCGGCCTTCCTTCGTCCAGACCACGTTGGTCTTGTACTTGAACCCCAGCGCACCCATGAGCCAGATGGCATCAGCCAGGTGATTGTTCGTGGCCCACATGTACAGGTGGCAGTCATCAGCTGGACTCCACACCGGAGCCTGCATGATCACTCGAGGCAAGTCGGGAGTCTTGACCAACGGATAGTGTCGGTCAGCTCCTCGTTTAATCTTGCCCCCACCAGTCTCGTACCATGGCGGGTCCATCAGAATGGTGCGGTACATTACACACCTCCTTGTTGGGTGTTGTTTAGATAGTCTGAGTGGGGGAGTAATCCAGGCCCCTCCCCCTTACCGGCACTATGAATCATCTCAACGGTTCACCTCCGGTGAGTGTTGCGGAGCGTCCTCGGCTTCACTCGGCTTGTCGTCCTTGAGTGTTCGTTGTTCTACGATGTAGCCACCAACTTCGTTGAGTATATGAATCAACACGTCATTGGCTTCGTCGGACATGGTATCCATGACTGCTCGAAGAGCTGGTGAAATCGGATGAACGTATGGTTTTTTCTCGTCTTTCATTACGCCTCCACTTCGATTTTGTTTTGAGCAGAACCCGTCAAGGCTTCAAGTAGAAGCGCAAGGTCTTGCTGGGAGAACAAACTGAAGTCCATCAGTGCATCACC